CAGGATCTTGGGCTTGTTGTTGTGCTTTTTGCTGTGCAGCTTGCTGCTGATGAGACTGTGTAAGCTGTTTAGCTGCCTTGGCAACAAGACGCGCAAGATCAACTTCAATCTCTTCGGGTAGTTCCTCATTTGGTGGTGGTAAGTCAACACCAAGACGTTCTTCTATCTGCCTTCTGTAATTGAAGCCTAGATGCTCCGCTATATGAGCTTGCAAAGACGCCATAATTTGTCTGGCCTGTGGGTTCTGCCCAATCAATTGAGCAACCATAGGATCTTGCATAAACGACATATGTGTACTGATATGAGCGTCGTGATCCTGATATATAAACGCTTTCATCGGTTTCCCTATAAGTGCGCTCATATTTTCGCTTATAGGATCTGTAGGCTTTATATCATCTTTCACAGGAACAAGTTTATCTGCATTCTTAATCCCCAACACTTCAATCATCTGTCTGTGAAGTTGAGGTAGATCATATATCTGTGGTGCTGCTTGGGCCATTGCCAAGACAGCCTGATACTGCACAACCCGCTGCGCCATAGTAGAGCTGTTCGGATCACTTACAGGAATCACATCCACAGAGTCATAATCTGTTCGGCGTGCTCCTACTTCTCCACGAAGCGGTTGGTAGTCGTATTCTTCCGGCGCGTACTCGGACATTATAACTTTCAGGAGTTTAAACTCCTGTTTCATCGCATAATGTACACGTGCCTGTACTGCGGCCATAGGTTTAAGAGTACGTTCAAGAAGTGCCAATGTCGTACCAACAGGAGCATTAGCCGACATATCAGAGATGTTCATATCACTGATAGCACCGAGCCTACGACCTTCTGTTGTGATCTGATTAAGGAGAGCCATAAGTGTCTGGCTTGGTTCCTTATAAGGAAGCGCATAAATATTATCGCGGATACTACCTGACGGTACATCCACATCACGCCACTCACCCGGATTTATAGGAGTATCATCTCCCTTGATCCTCATACCACGGGCTTTTATACCACCGGGCAAATTCGACAAAGTACCAGCATCTACAAGTTGGCGGATAAGACTCGTACCTGCTCTGGCATATCCACCGATAATGTGGATCAACCCAAGACCATAAAACCCAAACCCCGGTACATACACATAATGTACAAAATGCTGTCGCTTTAGCATTAAATCATCATCAGGATTCCAGTTTCGTCGTATTGCCAGTACTTCGGATGTTCCCCGTTCTATTGTCACTATATATGGTTTTGCTATCTCATCATCAGAATCATCTATACCTTCGATAACAAGATCAGCATGAATTTCATATACTGCATAACGATCATCATCCGTTATGGAGTAACCACCTTCTTCAGCTTTTCGTTCTTCTATATCTGTGTGGAATGGTTGCGGATCATCAAGATCTATTTCACGATAAAATCCGTTAGCCTGAAGTTTCTTCAGGTCGTTCTTTGTTTTACGCATAATATGCGTAACACGTTCTGCGCTCTCTATATGAGATGCACCATACGGTACAATCACATCTTCAGCAGGAATATAGACAGCCGCCTGACGACCTATATTAGGATCGTAATAAATCTTTTTAAAAGCAGAACCTGCAAGCCCCAGACTATATAAAAGTCTTTCATGCTCAGGTCGATATTCAACCATACGTTCCGTAAGTTCATAATTCATATCTGCCTGAACACGAGCTGCTGCTTCTTCTTTGTCCTTCGTTTCCTCACCAAGAATTTTTGTTTTCACCGGCCCCGAAGGAGGAAAAGTTTCACTCATAGTTTCCGCTTGGAACCGGATAGCGGCTTCTGCAAGTACAGTTGAATACACACCACACGCACCATCCCACGGGTCTGTACGTTCCTCGTACTTAAAACCAAGTACATCTAATCCCTTAACAAAAGTATCAGCCCAATCCTTGCGACTATCAATATCGGCATCCACTAATCCTATTACTTCATCAGTCAGCTTTTGCAGAACATCTTCTTCCAGTGTTTCAGCAAGATTGCTATCAAAAGAATCATCTCCGGATTCCTTACCGGGAATAAGTGTTACTTCAACACTCCCGTCATCAAGCGTAACCATATCAGGATTGACAATTTCAATCTCAAGTTCAGCACCAGTAACCGGGTTACCGGCGGCTCCATTAGGTGCAGGAGTTAATGCTTTTTCAATAGCCATAATCTATCCTTGTACTTCCACTATTGCCTCTGTTTCTATCCATACTTTAGCACCACAGGACAAAGGTTTATCGGGTCTGTATACTACCTTGCAGGGACCATCAATTAATACTTCCTGCCCGTATCTGTTGTCTTTATATGTCTTGGCAGTAATAACAGGGTTACGCTCTCCTGTTTTGTTATTACGTTTTATAACATGTTGATTAACATGAACGTAAGTTTTCATACCTCAATAGTACCCACCAGTACGCTGTTTGAAATATCGTATTGGCTCCGGTTCATCAGTAGGTAGTTTTATAAACCCACCCTGCCTGAATCTCATAAGAGCCATTACCGTGGAATCAACCAGATCATCATGGCTCATAAACGGAAACCCGGCAATCTCTTCTACTACTTCTTCCGCCCAACGTGTAGCAGGAATCCAAACCAGACCCGAAGACACAATATCCGAAACAGAATTTAATCTGGCAAGTTTATCCCCTGAACCTCTATGTGGGGTGTATTCCTGTATTGGTAACCCCATCCTACGCATCTCCTGATACAGAGCCGTACCGGAATTTTTTTTCTCCACAATGAAAGAATCCGGTTCCCACTCCGCATATTCTTCCATAGCCATTTCTTTTAACTCAGGAAACTCTAAACGCTTTTTAATGCTATTCAATAATATAATATTATATGCGCTAGTTTCTTCGTTTAAGAAAACTCCCCATGTAGTAAGTGCTGTAAAATCAGCTCGGTTATGTGATTCTGCCGCCGCATCAAGCGACATTATGATATATTCACACAACGGTGGTTTTTTATCCCCCCATGACTGCCACCACTCGCGTTTTACGATAGAGGCTTCTTCCGCCGTAGGTTCTTGCTGATATTGTGCGTTCCACTGAAACGCGGGCATGGAAGCCTTGGTACGAAGCAGTGCATCCAGATCAAAAAACTCGGGCCACAACGGTTTTTGCGTATAACCGGAAGTTCCTTTATTGGGTACTTCTATTATAGCAGGAAATTCCACTATTTCATACTGATCGGCCTTATCATTCTTGGACATATCGTGGACAACACGCCCGGTAAGGTCATCCATGTGCCATCTGGTCTGGATAATTGCTACACTGCCCCCCGGCATAAGACGAGTACGGGCACCATAAGTGAACCACTCATATGCTTTCTCGAAAACCCCGAAATTTCCGTTGATAACGTCCTGTTCCGAGTGTGGATCATCAATTATCAGCAAATCTGCGCCACGACCGGCGATAGAGGAGCCAATACCGCACGCATAATACTCACCACCTGTATTTGTGTTCCATCTTCCGGCAGATTTTGAGTCAACTGCAAGCGAAACTGTAGGAAAAATGGCCTTATAAGCCTCTGTTGCGATCATATTACGTACTTTACGGCCAAAATCCACCGCCAAGTCGGTAGTATGGGACACCATCATCACTTTTTTGTCAGGATTGCGCCCCAGAAACCACGCTGGGAACATAATTGACACTAATTGCGACTTACCATGACGCGGAGGGATGTTTACACAGATACGATCCTTACCTCCGGTCTCTACATCCATAAGCATATCGCCTAACATTCTATGATGTTTACCCACCTTGTAGTCCGACTGCATATGTTTGCAGAACTCCATAAGATCAGTATGTGCTCTCTGCTTATATTTTCTGGCTTCCAACTCTCCCACAAGACTATCTATCTCAGTGAGTTCCTCCGAAGTATATTTATCGAGGTTGGACAACATCAACCGAACTTCCTCTTCCGAGAAATCCTTGTTCAACGCTGTATCAAGAGGCATCAGAGGGTTCTTTTAATCCGAGTTCGGTATCAACGTCCGTAGCTTCGCCATCTATAATGATAATATCATTTTCATCTTCAGGGTTTATAAGTTTCGCCAGTTTGGACCGCAG